AGTTGTAGTACTGAATCAGAGTGTCAGCAGTGAACTGTCGCTTAGACAACAACTGTGCCATCTCTTTGTACTGGTCGAACTTCTCATGCGCCAGTCCTAGGTGTTCTTTGACCATCTGTGGGTCAAACGCACGTCGGTGGTTCACTTTGATTCCGTTGTTCGCAGAACCCTTGAGCGCAAGTGTCAGAGTGTTCATACAAGTCACACGGATCGGTGTGAATCGGATGTCAATAGACTTACCGTACTCGTGTGGGTTAGAGAACAGAAGGTATGAATCAACTTGATCACCCTTCAACACGTCAAACGACTCCTTGATCTTCGCGAGTGCGTAGACGAACTTGCCTTCTTTGAGTGAACCCGCAGAGTTCATCTCCATGTCACCAGCGGCACAGTACTCGTTAAAGAAGGTGAACGCTTCTTCGTTCTGACAAGGTTCCCAGTTACCACCAACTTGGGTCAATACTTTATTGTCAGACGAACGCACGAGTGCTTCCATACCGGTAGGGATCAGATCGACACCCTCTTTCGCGGCATACGTAGGGACTTTCTCGACTTCCCAGTTAACACCCGCCTTCTCCATCATCTGCATCGGTGACATGTCGTTAGACACTTCTGTACCGATACCCCAAGGGCATCCACCTACTGCGGCAGACGTTTCGATTTGCAATACATCATTCATACTCATAATTAAATATCCTCTGGTCGATAGTTTTCATACAATTCTTTGGCCTCATCTTTGAGACCTAACTCTTCAAGACGCTCCAGCATTACGCGAATGCGTTGGGCCGAATCACGACCCTTGATGTAGTAACGGTGATCGTCAGAAAAATGGTAGAACCAATCGTGGGTTGTGAGCATCTGCTCGAACAACTCTAATTGAACTTCTTTTCGCATTACGCAGCCTCCCTTCTTTCACGAATATCAAACACCATTTCACAAACCAACTCACGGTCAGTAGTGTCACATTCGAAGTCGATAGAAGGACGATACTTGAATCGATCAATCATACCTTCGCAGATTTCTTCGATGGTGAAGTTGTAGGGGTAAATAGCACCATGATGAACCGCATCACCGTAGAAACTGAGACAATACTCGACAAAGTCAAGAACGTCTGAAGTGGTCATCTCTGGATCATTAGGACGAAACGCACAACGATAATACTCACGAACCGCTTCAATTGCAACAACACCGTTTTTCATAATATTTACTCTCTCATCAATTTATGTAACCATTATACTTGTTATAGAAACGTTTGTCAACATATTTCTAAAAAAAGTTAATGTTAATTTTACACATTTTTTAGAAACGTCCGATAGGTTCGATTACGGCATCAACTATCTGGATTGTGTTGTTCTTCCAGTACTTGTCATACACCACACTTTCGAATCGTTTCTGTGCAAGTTCAAAGGTCTTGTAGTAAGCCGCATTGAACGTGCATCCCCTTCTGTCCGTTAGGACTATTTTGAATTTATTATTATGCATAACTCTCCTTATGCCATCATTGCCTCAAGTTCGTCGAACTGTTCTTCGACACCATGCATGCCCATCTCTTTCTTGACGCGCCATTCCTCGCGGACAGATTCGTCAAGGTTGGTAAGCGAACATGCGTCCTTACCCATAGAGTCCTGTTCCCAGCGACGGACACCGACAACCTCGTTCTCGAAGTTGATCACTTTCTGCTCGCAGTACAACTGACCGAAGTCTACCGACGCGTAGATCGCAGACTCCCAGAACTCGATGTGATCTTCCTCACGGAAGTCGATCTGATCAATTACCGACTCAGAGATGATGTACTCCTCAGAGTATGCGGATGAGTGCTCGATAGAACGCTCAACGTCGACCCACCACTGAGTGTTGGCGATATCATCCGCCGACGCGTTGATGAAGTAGGTGTCGCCACCCTTAGACTTCCAGTGCTGAGGGCAGTAACCCTCACCGTCCCAATCGTGGGCACCGTAGTTCTCACGGAACTGAGTAGAGATAACAACAATAATTGAATTAGACATAACCAAAACCTCTTAAGTGTAAAGTAAACCGTAACCTAACAACGCACCAATAACAACACCCATTGCGACACAAGCAATAAATCCGACTATAGGATTTTCTTTGACTTTATCGGTCCGCTTTGGGATTGAAAAATCTTGTTTTGCGTAATCTCTCATAACTACTCTCTCATCAATTTATGCAACCATTATAGTTGTTTTCAAAACAAAAGTCAACACTTAAACGTGACTTATTTTTGTTAATTAGTCACAAACTGCATTTCTCCAGCTTCTCGATTTTGAGTTGGAGTGCGAGGATCGCATCCTCGACACGTGCGTTGTCTTCGGCAGACAACTCGCCACGTACCTCACAGAGGCACATCAAATCGTTATAAAGACCACCTAATACTGAATCCATACTATATCTCCAAATATGCGGTTGCATTAAGACCTTTGATTTCGGTTTCTTCAACAAGCAGCATGTAGTCACTGATACTACGTGCACACGCTTCGTTTTTGTTTGACGCTTCAACACCAGTAAAGATAAACGAACCGCAATCTTCTTCCCAAACTCTCACTTTATATGTTTTCATAACTCTCTCTCTATCTCAACTTTATGTACACATTATCGCACATGTTTTGAAAATACGCAAGAGTTATTTTTGTTAATTTGTCACATTTATTGAGGGAGGTGTTTTGCGTGGATCTTACAACCGATGAAGGCATTGTAGTAGTCGTCTCGCAGGAGTACGTCGTACTCGAACTGGAGTTTCGCTTCGTAGTAGGAACACTCGCCTTTGGTTCGGCAGAGTTTGAGGATTTCTCGTTTGTAGTTCTCGGCACCGCGTTGCGCGACTGCCTCTTTTAGATCTTGACTTGATCCGTAGTACTTGGGCCAGTCGGACCCTACTCGCGTCTTTACTTTGCGCTTTCGGGTTTTGGTCACTGGCAGTGTTTTAGGCTTCCAAAAGAACTTCTTACCGATGTACTTCATACCAGTATCAAGTTCAGTTATTTGGTAGACAAACCCTTGGTAGTCTTCTAGAAAGTCTAGTTCGGGTTCAAATATTTTATCTTCGTATAACCATGTCATGCACTTATCTATATGACATGTAAGTCCTTATGAAGTAGGGTTCTCCGTTCGCAACTGTTTTAGACCACTCTGCAGACGCTTCTCCATCTGCCTGATCACTAACATACTTGTAACAACGGAACTCGACACCCGCACGTTCACAGACCTTGGCGATCGCATACGCCTCCATGTCTACGAGATCAGCGGGTATCTCTAGGTTGGGGTCAGAGACGAAGTTGTCTCCAGTACTGCATGTCAGACCGTCACCCTCACCAAGGATGATACCTGATTCAAATGGTGTCTGTCCTGGGTCACAACCGATACCACCGCATATCATATCGCGTTGCACGAACTTGTCTACTCTATGCATTCCGCCATCTACCGTGATACCACCGGCGGTCCCGAAATTCCATACCACGTCTGGTTTGTGACGTTCGATAAGTTGCGCCGCAGTCATTGCCGCATTGATCTTACCAACTCCAGTGAAGTAAACATTCTTCCACGATGACATCTTAGGAGTTTCTAGTTCAAGTGCGACTAGTATAATACTACTCATCATAGGACACTACACTATATGTCTTGATCTGTTGACTGCGAAGTTTTTCTGTTCCACCCAAGAACTCTAGATCAATAACACACCCATATGATATCTTAGTAACATCAAATGTGTGCAGTAGTTCTGCAATGGCAAGTGCCGTACCACCCGTTGCACTTACGTCATCAATGATACATACCTGACTGTTCTTGTTCAACGGCGTGGTCGATTTCATTTCTAATGTACGAGATGCGTACTCGCACTTGTAATCACGAGATCGTAACGGTGGTGGTAATTTACCCGGTTTGCGAATCATATGCAGTGGCACTCCAAGATATAATGCAACAGGTGCGCCCCACAAAAATCCACGAGCGTCTGGCGCAACAATGTCCGTGTACCCCTTGTCCTCAATATGATTTACAAGAGTACGAACACTCTGCTGAAATGCTTTCGGGTTCTGTAACAGACTGGTCACATCTTGGAAGTTGATACCCTTTTCAGGCCAGTCTGGTACAGATTGTATTACTTGTTTTAGATTCATATCACTCATCATCGGAAAGACTGAAAGAATATCCTGTCTCAAAGTCTGCGTCCGATCCGCACATGGGACAGTGCCTTGGCACCTCATTCTCATATGGGACTTGAACGACGCTTACCATATCACAGATAGGACACTCTAAAGTGTATTCAGTATCCATTTATGCTACCTCTAACTCCAACTCTTCCCATCCATAGTCGTCACCTTCCATACCAGCAACAGAGTATTCAGTCACGCGTTTCTCAAAGAAGTTGTCGTGTGATGCTCCATTCAGTACCCAGTCTAACCACGGTAGTGGGTTATCTTTTTGTTTAAATTTTGGTTTCAGACCCAACTGAAGCAGACGACGATCCGCAATATGACGAATGTAGTCAGTTACTTCCTGCTTCGTTATGCCTTGTACTTCATTACCATCAAATGCAAGATCAATAAACTTTTCTTCCAATTTGACAGCGTTACGTGCCATCTTATATATCTTGGACTTAAGTTCGTCGTTTACAATTCTTGGCTTCTCTTCACAGAACTCACGGAACAACTTTGCGTTACCCTGTACGTGAATAGTCTCATCACGGATAGACCACTCTACGATTGTTGCCATACCCTTCATCTTTCCAAAACGTTGGAAGTTCAGTAGCATGACAAACGATGCGAATACTGACATACCTTCGTTGAACACTGACTGTGCTAATGATAGTGCTAGTCCAGTGTGAGAGTTCGTTTCACCCTCTTTCATAAAATCGATCTTGTCTGCCATTTCTTTGTAGTCCAAAAACTTGTGAAAGTCTTCGTCTGGCAAACCAAGTGTATCATTGAGAAGTGCGTACGCACGTTGGTGTACTGCTTCTCGTGCCGCAAACGATGACAACATGTTACGGACTTCATTGTTCTTAAACTTCGGTATTAGAAGTTCGTGGTAGTTCTCCCCTACCTGTACGTCTGACTGTGTGAACAATCGCAGTACGTGAGTAACAAATTCTTTCTCGGAGTCTGACAGTTTAGTTTTCCAATCCTGTACGTCTTCTGACAGTTCCGCTTCATCTTCAATCCAATGGATTTCTTCATGCTTTTTAGATAGTTCAACTGCCCACGTGTATTTGAACGGCTTATATGTTTCCGATGTTTTTAGTAATGACATACTAATCCTTTATTTGAATTTTTATTAACCTTCGCAGGCCCGACATTCGTCGCCACCTTCAATTGTTTCGTACTCTGTCTCACCTTTTAGATGCATCATAAGATCTTCATAACCACCTATGTACTTGCCTTCCAGATAAATTTGAGGAACTGTCTTGACCTTTCGCCCTGTAACCTCTGCCGCCGACTTTCCAATCTCTTCAAGGTCAACGTAGTCATATTCTATGCCGCGTAGAGACAGTTCCTCTGCGGCGGTTTTACACCATGGACAGTCTTGCTTTCCATAGAGCAGTGTTCGGTTGTCGTCTTGTAACGCCACTCGTTCAACTTTGTCAGATACCGTTTCTGCACGAGACTTTGCCTCAGTGCGTAAATAGTATAGTCCCTTGAGACCTTTCTTCCATGCGTTGAAGTGTACTTTATTAACGTACCGCTTCGGTGCACCTGACGGAAAGAATAGATTTACCGACTGACCCTGACAGATATATTGCTGTCGGTCACCAGCGTGTGTTACTACCCAGTTCTGATCCAGTTCCTGAGCAGTTTTGAATACTGCTTTCTCGCCCTCGTTCAAGAATGGTAGGTGTTGCACCGAACCTTTTTTAGTAATGATACTGGTCCATGTAGATTCGTTGTCGTGACCCTTTTCTTGTAACAGACTAGTAAGATATGGATTCTTTACTAAAAACGAACCAGCGCGAGTTCTGTGCGTGTAGGCACATGCCTTTAGTGGTTCAATGGATGGTGATGTAGATAAGATAACACCAGACGATGCATTCGGCGCAATCGCTAATAAGTGAGAGTTTCTTTGTCCTGTACCTTCACCATCTAGGTACTCACCTCGTTCTTCTGCGAGCAGTTTAGTCTCAATTTTAGCTTGGGACTCAATAAGAGAAAAGACCACATGATTTATTTCTCTTGCTTTATCTGATTCCCAAGGAACACTGTGTTTTTGTAGGAGTGAATGGAAACCCATTGCTCCAAGTCCAATGCTTCTTTCACGTGTCGCCGAATAACGGGCGCGGGAAATACTATCTGGCGCATTATCAATGAAGTATTCGAGAACGTTATCCAACATACGAATAAGATCCCGCACGATATTAGTGTCTTTCCATTCATCATAGTATTCTAAGTTTAGTGAAGACAAGCAACACACCGCAGTCCTTTCTGCAGAAGTAGGTAAGTGAATTTCATTACACAGGTTAGATCCGTGAATGCGTAATCCCTTTTCTTTGAGAGACATCGGCAGTCCACGATTCGCGGTGTCAATAAAGTTTAGATATGGTTCGCCAGTGCGGAAACGAATCTCAAGAATGCGTTCCCATAGTTTACGTGCGTTGACAGTGTCTTTTACTGCACCGTCTTTTGGATCACGCAAATCGAAATCTGTGCCGTTCATTACAGCAGCCATGAATTCATCACTGATATTGATCGCATTGTGAATGTTTAGCGCCTTACGTTGTACGTCGCCTGTAGGAATGCGAATGTTTAGAAATTCCATTATGTCTGGGTGCGAGATATCTAGATACGCCGCATAAGACCCCTTACGCGTTCTCCCTTGACGATACGCAATCATGTCTGCGTCTACAGTGTGCATGAACGGAATGGGTCCAGGCGCGATGTCAGAGACGGTACGAACGTCTCCCCAATGTCCACCGACACCACCGCCCATAACAGACAACCAACGCAACTCTGAGGAGTGCTCGATTAGTCCTTCGAGTGTGTCTGGAACATAGGTAAGAAAACATGAGATAGGCAGACCTTTGCCTTTGGCATCACCGTTCTTTGGGGCATTAGATAAAACAGGTGATGCAAACATAAACCACTTTTTGCTTACATACTCATAAAGACGTTTTGCAAGATCTTCGTCTACAACACCCTCATATCGTGACCATGCGATCGATGCTCTGGCATATGCATCTTGTGGAGAGTCTTCTCCTTCCATCATATAGAAGTCTTTCAACAT